ATAGAAAGAAGTCCAAGCGAAACGTGAAGTGCACGATCTGCACAACACACCGCTGGAAGGGCAACACGCGTGAACGCCATGCCATTTCAACGCAACGGAAGTTACAAGATAAGGGTGATGTGATGTAATTTAATTTTCAAGTGTGTAACGTGACACCAATTAACACATAGAAAATGAAGGAATGAAAATGAATTTGATAAGAATGTCCGAAACAACGACTAATCCACTATATATTCACAATAGAAGATATAAGCACAATGAATTTCTGGATGAAATTGTCGAGATGTTCAATGATGATATCGCGCAACGTGTCCTGAGAGGTGTGACAAAATGCGCAAGCACAGAACCGGGATGGCGAGATCTGGTCATAGAACTTAATGAAAGTCTGCGGGACATTGATCCTGATTATAGAATCGATCAGATTAAAGAAAAGTTCGGTGGACTGAGATATTACGTCGAATTCAGTGATGCATGTTCCGGGAAAGATGCCGAGATGATGCGCAAACTAATCGATGTTGCTGAGGACGCCTCACATAAGACATGCATGGATTGCGGCGCTGTTGGTGAGACTTACAACTCCAGCAGAGTTTCAGATCGCGGTTGGTATCGAACAACGTGTGAATTTTGTCGAACTTGAAATTGGTTGAAAGATTTGTTATAATAAATACAGTTAGTAATAAAGAAGAGTTGGTTCGCGAGGCAAGAAGTCTTGGTGGATCGAAAGGTAGTAGTTCTAAAAATAATCCATTTAAGAATCCAGAGAAACAGAGTCAGTTCAATCTAAGATATAATTCTGAATACCAGAGTCGTGTTGGAAAACTTGCAAACCCAGGGTCACATGCAAAGCAGATTAGGAGGTGGGCAGATAGTTGCTCAAAACAAAAAAATGACTGAATATGAATTTGAGTTAAAATTTAAACTAAGTGATGAAGAAGATCCTGAGCAATACCTGGATGCCCTTTTTGAGGCTGGTTGTGATGATGCACTGGTAGGGTTAGGAAAGGTCGGATTCATTGGCATGGATTTCAGCAGGGAAGCAGAGAACGTCCATCTTGCTATTTCCACTGCTCTCAGGGATGTCCGCGAAGCAATTCCTCACGCAAGGCAAAAAGAATTCAATGTATGGTAAGATGTGGATTTATTCTCTTACCGAAAAAAGAAGTATAAGGATTAATAAGCACGATCCAATACCTGAAGGATGGTTGAAAGGTCGTAAAATACTATTCGTTGAAGTGTGAGATAAGAAGTCTGGACGCGGCTTCGATGCCGCCATCTCCACCATAAGTGTACATGTACCACAATAGGTTAACGCCCAGAGGAAATGATCAACCTCGCGATTCGTTCAGGCCACAAGTACACTTTTGATGGGGATGCAAGGTTTCGACAGGCAACTGAATACACACCGAGAATCGTCAATGATGCTGACGTTAAACAGGGTCGCAACAATAATTGCAAACGATGCGATATTTGATGAGGTTGCCCTAGCGGCGTAACACCCTCATGGGAGTTTTTGCTGGTCTTTCTTTCTTATCCAATAAGACCAGCACTATTTAATAGATGTTATAGGCGCACAATCCTTATCCCAGGGCGCGGTTGCCTGGCAGCAGCGAAGTCCCCATGCCAGTGGGTTTTACTGACCTATAACATCTTTTTAATAGTGAATGACTATGACATGTGAGGTAAGAAGTAAGATGAGTGAATTCGATGATAGAACGTTTCATTTTTATGCACAGCCAGATGGTACTATCGGATGGCCGAACTCTGCAGATGGCGACCTATTAAAGATTGCCAGAAAAGAGATAGACGAACTCAGGGAATTACTGGTGGTGCTGACTGCCCGACACGGTCCAGGTCCCTGGACTCATGTATGGTTATTAGAGTCCAGTAGGTCTGATTACCCTATGACTGCTTTCGATACAGAAGAGTTGGCACTCGAAGCACTCGAAGCAACGAGGGTTAGACTTGTTAAGAGATGGAAGGATGAAGTCACTGAAATCGATAATGGTGCCTTCAGCGTCATGGATGACCTGTATACCATTACAAGCTACCTTAAAACCTCACGGCGTGAATAAACATAGAGACGCAAATTGGTTGTGGGTAAAAGACGGTGACGAGTTTGCTTGGGTCGAACGCCGTGATAAACTGTTGAACATCAACCAGAACGAGGGTATATAGATATAGTGTATGACTTTGAGGAAGGACAATTTGTGAATCAAGAAGAGTATGCATACCAACGTCACATGCAGTCCTTATACGACGATGGAATTCCCACGGACGATAGAACAGGCACAGGAACACGGTCGATCTTTGGTCATCAATTGAAGTTTGATTTATCTGATAACAAATTTCCTCTGTTGACTACAAAGAAGATACACTTTCCATCCGCCGCTCATGAACTGCTCTGGTTCATATCAGGCAACACGAACATCAAATATCTACAGGACAACAAGGTTCGGATATGGGATGAGTGGGCAGACGAAGAAGGAGATCTTGGACCAGTGTATGGTCACCAATGGCGAAGATTTGACGCGCACAACTACTATGGTGAGGATGAAACTCCATGCAGTCCGTTTGACTTCTGGGAAGGTGAAGAAAGCGATGGTATCGACCAATTACAGAATGCCATCGATCTACTCAATAACGATCCCGACTCCAGACGCATCATTGTATCAGCATGGAATCCTAATCAACTAGATCAAATGGCACTTGTACCCTGTCACGCATTCTTTCAATTCAAGTCGTACCTGATTGACGGTGAGAGACATCTGCAATGCCATATGTACCAACGATCTGCAGATTGGTTTCTTGGTGTACCGTTTAACATTGCGTCCTATGCGCTCCTGACTCATATGATAGCGAAGATAACTAACCACAAAGCATCACAGTTGGTAATGTCGTTCGGAGACACACACCTATATAATAACCATGACACACAAGTATTAACACAATTATCGAGACCACCTTATAGTTTTCCTACTATAGAAATTCATGGTGATCAGAAGTCGATAGATGATTTTGTTTATAGTGATTTCGAACTAGTCGGGTATGAACATCACCCATTGATTAAAGGAAAAGTTTCAGTATGAGTGACGATAAGATATTACACTCTACTGTACAACAAGACGAGATAACCAAGTCACTATACGAGGCATTCGAATATGACTTTGTTGGTGTCTCTGAGTTTACCGTTCCAATTATAACTTTCAGCGAAATAGAAAAGATGTACGCTGGTATGTATATATAAAGAAATAGCGCGTGATAAGTAGGCGATGACTTCGACCAGAAGCACAGCGGCAGTGCGACACTGACCATCACGCTCCACATTTCATAACGTGTACACAAGTGCAACCATATGAAAGCATGTACCAACACTCTACAACTTAACGGGAATCGACAATGAAGAAATTTCTGGATGAAGTGAAGGAAACTTTCCAAGTGCACAAGGTCTATCGCGCGAGATGGGTCTGGTATCACACAATAATGTCAATTGAATTGCTTATCATTATCATTATATTAACAGGAATATTGATAAAGATATGAATATCTATTACCTATCTCATGATCCTGCGGAGTGCGCCACTATGCACAGTGATCGTCACGTAGATGAGATGTGTTTAGAATATGCAACGATTCTATCGACAGTACATTGGGTGACTGATGGTATCGAGTGGAAAGGCACGACTCTTCAGGGTGTTGATATATCTACATGGGTGCACCCAAATCCCAATATCCAGCAATTCCTATACAAAGCAACTGAATCGAATAGTGCCGTGGTGAAATGGGCAGGAATGAATGTAAATAATTATCAGTGGTTGTGTGCACTGTGGATCAATATGTGCAGCGAGTACTTTAAGAGATATGGTAAAGTTAATTCAACTGTTCAGGAACTATACCCCTTGATGATCTGGCATCCCGCGACTATGGGAGAAGGAGTTTTTGAACCACCGCCCGTACTAGTAGATGCAGATTGTGTTGTAGATGATCCCATCGAATCATATAGAAACCACTATGTAAAGAATCTTTACGGCCGTAATGGATGGGAAATGGGAACACCAACACCGGAGTGGTATAATCATGCAGAATTATAGTCCCGATGGTTGGAATGATTTTATTATCCAAGCAGAAATGTTACTGAAAATGGGATACGTCTATGACTACACAACACAAGAATTGTCAGAAAAACTGTATCTCATAGACCTCGAAAAACAAAGACACTTGGAGAACAAAAATGTCAACGTTTGATAATGACTTCGCGTTTGGGTTCACGCTGGTTGACGAAAACGAATTAGAGTCTGTCCAGCATCAGGCATTGGTTGTTAATCAAACAGAGAAGACGCTGGAAGCTGTTCAAGCGAAACTAGACAGGCTATATGGCGCCATACAACCACTATTGAATAATCTCAAAGCGAATCCTGAAAAGGAATACATCAAGTGGCCCGATAGATCTGCTAAGGTCGAAGCATTCTCTGACCATATCGACAGCATATACAACGCAACTTGAATTCTTTCTCATAATGTAGTATAATGATTCTATGCTTGAAATAAATGAACATCAGGCGACGCTATCTGCCAATAAGATGATGTCATTCTTCGATAGATTTACGCGCATAGACGAATATATGCGGATGAAGAAGATCGAACGTGTGAAGAATTCGGTGCATGCACTGCCTGGTTATGAACCAGAGAAGGATCTGTTTCTAGATTTTTCTATGCATCCTAACGACATGGAGTTCGTTATTGAAAATGCATACATGTCTAAGTATTCACAGTATTTAGAACTGACATCGTCTCACTGTAACGAGAGGAATATTCCTGGACGTGGTATGCAGTGGATAGTTTATGAGAAGACCAGCAACAAAGTGGTCGGTATGATTCGATTCGGTTCGCCTGTGATCAACTGTAAACCCCGCAACGAATTCCTAGGCAAACCATTAGACACAAAAAACAAAGACATCATGAAGAGGTTCAATGACTCCACTATTATGGGATTTAACATTGTACCAGCGCAACCATTCGGGTTCAACTACCTAGGCGGTAAACTTCTAGCGGGCATATGTTGTTCACACTATGCGCGAAGAATTCTGAACAAAAAGTACGATACAAGTTATTGTATGTTCGAGACGACATCATTATATGGTTCAACTAAAGCATTTTCACAGTACGATGGTATGCGACCGTTTCTAAGGTACGCAGGACTAACGGACTCAAAGTTCGTTCCAATGATGGACGACGACACTTACCACAGTCTATACCAGACGTTTTGTGATTGGAACGATGGAGTACATCTAGTATCCAACGACAAGGGCTCGAAGAAACTGAAGCGTTCTGGTATGATGATTGGTATAACAAAGAAAGCACTTAAGAAATATAATACCGATCTATGGGAACGCTTCTGTAAGACTATTCAAACAGCAACCGAATTGACAGAACAAAAACGAGCATATATATCCACGTACGGATATTCGAATGTCGCAGACTACATCAATCTCAAGACCGACACTCTAGAGAAACGAGAGAACTTTGATCGATTTGAATTAGAGAATATTATTACATGGTGGAAGAACAAAGCAAGCAAACGATACGAGTCTTTACAGAAGGACGGTCGTTTGCGTAATGAGTTAGAAATATGGACGCCAGAGACTACAGACTTGGAGATTATTAGATGAATATTGTTATAGCAGGATACGGCGTGGTCGGTAGGGCAGTCGAAGCAGCACTACAAAATCGTCCGGATGTTAATGTGTACATCGACGACCCGCAACTAGGATGGGAAATTACAGAGGATATGGTAAGGGTGTTAGTCCCCGTCGCCGTAGTCGTTTGCGTTGCTACACCTATGCGAGACGATGGAACATGTGAAGTAGATAACGTTCGTGCTGTATTCGATAAGTATGGTAATCATCAACGATATCTTGTTAAGTCTGCGGTTGATCCTCTGTTTCTACAGTATTGTGATGCAGAGAATGTTACTGTCAGTCCTGAGTTTCTTCGAGGTTCTACGGGTACTAATCCTATCAAAGACTTCATCAACCAGGAATTCGCCATGTATGGTGGTGGAGAAATGCGCTGGTGGCATGAACTGTTTAAACCTGTTCTTCCTAAACTAGAGAAAGTGAGTTTCACATCCATGGAACAAGCGGCGTTCGCCAAGTATGTTGAGAACACTTTCCTTGCAACCAAGGTGGCCTTCTTTAATCAGATGTACCATATATACAATGCGATGGGGTTTGAAGACTTCGATGTAATGGTTGATGCTATCTGTAACGATCCTCGTATAGGTCATTCGCATACACAGGTGCCAGGACCTGATGGTAAATTAGGATACGGTGGCCACTGCCTACCGAAAGACATGTCTGCCATTATTGAGTCTGGAAGATACACCGGCGCCGATGTAGAATTCCTTGAGTCGGTTCGTTCGTTCAATGAAAAGTATAGAATTGATTAGTATGCACTACACAATCTATCAAACCACAAACCTACTCAATAATAAAATCTATATCGGTGCTCATGAAACTGGAGAAGTTATCAGGTTTGAAGGCACGAAAGCATTAATCGCGGCAGGATTTAATTCAGGCCATGTTAGTAACTGTATTCAGGGAAAAGGCAGCGGTAAAGATAAGAACCAACACAAAGGTTATATCTGGACCAGAGAGTAACAAAATGGGTAAGAAATATGAAGAACCAGGCAAACCTGTCAGAGAAAAGTCTAAGGTTAAGCGTAAGCGGAAACCAATGTCAGCGGAGCAAAAAGCAGCGGCAGGTGAACGTCTCGCAAAAGCGAGGGCGGCAAAGGGACCATCAAAGCATGCATCGGTGGATATTACTATTAGAACTCTGCCGGAAGATCATTTTCTCTCCCCAACTAAAGTGAAGTCATGGATCAAAGTCTGGCAGGATAAACTCAAGTCGATGAAGACATATAGAGACTCGAAAGATCGTGACCAGAGACGCGACCATCTCATTGCAGAGACGTATCTAAAGAACATGAAGTCTTATCTAGGTAATGGTATATGGTCCGACTCACACTATGGTGAAGATCGTGAGAATGAAATAAAATTCTTGGTGATTGCTCCAGCATATCATGAAGATGGTACGATGAAACGAACGAAGGGTTTCTTTTATCGCGATGTGGGTTTTTGGAATGAGCAAACAGCAGATGAAACTTGATGGACTAATGCTCAACAAAAAGAAATTCTCGAAGATGGTTGAAGATACTGTCTTTGGTAAACGTCTATCTTACATCGATGCGATTGTGCATTTGTGTGAGACGGTGAATATGGAAGTTGAGGACTGTAGGAAGTTCCTATCACCTTCCATCCTCAGTAAGATTGAGCATGAAGCGGAACAACTCAATTTCTTACCGAAGCGAAATAGTCTACCTTTAGAGTAACTTGAAAATAGGGTTGTTTTAAAGTATACTATATACATGTATATTATGAAACTCGTGATATACTATAATACTATAATACTAAAATACAAGGAATACGCAATATGTCATTTGAATCAATGAAGCGGAACCGCGCAAAATCTGTTGAAAAACTTCTCGAAACTGCCGGTCAACAAAACAACTCTGGCGGTAACTATGATAAGGACGAACGTCTCTGGCAACCTACCGTTGATAAAGCGGGTAATGGTTTCTCAGTGATTCGTTTTCTCCCTGAATCCGAAGTTACTCCAACACCTTGGGTCCGATACTGGTCTCATGGTTTTAAGGGACCAACAGGTAAATGGTACATCGAAAATTCTCTCACCTCTATTGGCCAAGACGACCCTGTCGCCGAAGCGAATAACAAGTTGTGGGAATCTGGCGATGCTGGTAAGAAGATCGTATCAGGTACTCCAGGTAATCCAGGCCGTAAGCGTAAACTGCATTACGTGTCTAACGTTCTTGTTGTGTCCGATCCTTCTAATCCAGACAACGAAGGCAAAGTTTTCATGTACAAGTACGGCAAGAAAATCTTTGATAAGTTGATGGAAGCAATGGAACCTCAGTTCGAGGATGAAACTCCATTCAGTCCGTTTGACTTCTGGGAAGGTGCAAATTTCAAACTTAAGATTCGTAAAGTTGAGGGATACCGAAACTATGACAAGTCCGAGTTTGCTACGCCTACCGCGTTATCTGATGATGATGCTAAACTGGAAGGGATTTACGGACAACTACACGATTTAGGCGAGTTCACTGCACCTGCGAATTACAAATCGTATGCTGAACTGAAGGCACATATGGCAAAAGTTCTAGGAGAGTCCGTACCTCAGACTCCTCAACAAACTTCTGATCTAGATGAGTCTACACCACCTAAGTCACCCAGTAAGTCAGTTCCTCCTGTGATGTCAGAACCTGAGTTACCAGCGCCTGCGTTGGATGTTTCAGACGATGACCCTGAGGATGCTATGTCCTACTTTGCTAATCTAGCAAAAGAAGACTAGTACTATGTGCCCCTGTTGATCCAGGGGCATTTATTATGCAGGCCTGAAAGACCACTCGCGTGAGATATTATCGGGACTGTTTGTACTGTTGATGTTCGTAGTGTTAGCGACCGCTGTGTTGCTAGTCGATTTACCACCCCCAACTGAACCACCTGATGATACTGCAGCAAGGACTGGCGACAATGCCTGTATTGCTGATGACGTACTAGTGGTCAATGCATTATTCTCTGCTTGTGCCGTAGTCAACGACGAGTTGACGTTTCCATCTACTGACAGATTACTAGATAGATTACTATCTGGTACTATAAAAGCAAGCGGTGGATTCATTCCCAAATCATCGACTTCGTTTGGTTGTACTAATACATCGTTCTCGAATGTGCCGGATTTTATTTCTTCTTCAGTGAGGTCTCCTGGTCGTAATTGTGGTTTGCCCATGCCTGTTGTTTTAGTAGTTTTAATGTTTCCAGTGCCGCCGGCCATCTGATCTTTCTTACTCTGAACGTCCAGCTTGGCTCCTATCACATCGAATTTCAAGCTCTCTAACTCACCTTCATCCCATTCAGGAAGCCCCATTTGCTCACGGCGGCCAGAGGAATCGTTATAAGCGTCAACAGCCGCTTGTGCTTTTGCTATTTTTTTCTCAAGGTCTGCTAACGATGTTCCGGCGATCTCAAGATCCATTAGGTCTTCTGCTGACTCTGCTGCAGGTTGTGCTTTTCTAATGCGATCTGAATTCGAGTCTATATCAACTACATCTATACCCAAAGCAGATTGTGCGGCCGCTTTACTGACCTCGCGAGAAATAACCAATTCAGTTAACTCGTCTTTGGTCACAGATATCTTCTCACCACTATTAGTGGTGACGTTGAACTTCTTGGCAGCTTCTGCTTCTGCCGCGGCCGCAGCTGCGGCCGCGTCGAGTGCGACACGTGCCGCCTCGAGCGTTACCTGCCCTTCACCGATCATATCAACTAACTCGTCTTGGGTCACAGACATCTCCTCACCATTGATCGTGGTGATATTAATCTTCTTATCGGAAGGCGGATAATTTGATTCCATGGAATCCGATTCCATGGAATCCGGTAAGATTCCTAATTTCTCTGCTACCCATTCTGGCAGAATAGACGCCACACCCCGCTTGACTATCTGTACGATTTTATTAGGAATGTCGACAATAAAATCAAACATGTCGTTAAACGCATCTCGGATCGACGTTAGGACATCGTTAATGCTATCAGCAATAATCTTCTGAAAGTCTATGTTGTCTAGTTCTTTTTCAACAAGGTCGAAACCAAACAGGCCTGCGATAGTCGATATCGCACTCTTAACGAAGTTTAGAGGTATACCGATCAGGGTTGAAAAAAATGTTGCAGTATATGCTTGGAAAGCATCCATGATGGATCCTGTTTCCATGAACACATCGACAGCATCTTGTAAACCTTTGT